AGACGAGTATTGGAATCAGCAGATTATTACAACGGCCATATACAAGTACGTGTACATGGTTCGCACATTAAAGATAAAATTTAATTACGACTCTGTGTTGGATGCATGATCCAACCCCATTGAGCAACGGTGCAATACCCGGTGCAGACTTGGGTGTCAAAGGCAACTGTTAACTTAAGGCAGCAAATGGTTGGGGCAATGAGAAAAAGCAACCCCTGCTTATAGGACTTGGATCTATTTCGGGTTACTAGGGTTCCGTTGATATGTGAAGCTTGAGTAGGGGGTACCGGTCAACCGCCTCCGTGTTGGAAACAACAATCTCATTAAAATAGATGACTGCGGTCACTCAGATGATGCATTCAATTCACCGTGCATACGGTGAATTATGACCACAGTATCTAGATGATACTAATTCAAAGAAACAGTTAGTTGTTGAGCGATAGCGAAAACAACAGACTTGCGCAGCAAGTCTTTAATCATCTAAGTTAGTATCTGGCCAATCTCTAAACAATGCATGTTGTATTGTACCTGAAACAAACTGATTGAATGACTTGTGTTTCTCTTCGAGTTCGCCTTTGAGTGGTGCTACTCGACGGAATGCACTATCCATTTGTCCCATATCCTTGAACTCCATAAGGATCATCCATTCTGGCATGTCTGCAATTGAACGAAAGCCCATTTTGCAACGTGTGATTCTGTATGATTCCATCTTACCTTCTGAAATCAAATGATCAAAGAAACTTTTCATTCCGTTGACCCAGTCAAGGTCTGATATATCGCCTTCTTTGTCTGCCCAAATTGTATATAAGTCTGCCATGTTTACTCCAGTGGTCCTAGTATTTCAAATCCATCCATATCGGATTTGTATAAGTGTGCTTGCTCAAGATACAGGTATCGGAAACCGCGTTCCTTGTAGATAGCACACTCTGTTTTCATTGTTTCTATGCCCAAGCGTAGCTTTGGGTTGTTGTAGTTCCATGCAAATTGATCGCACAGTGCATTGTGATCATCGTAGCGTTTGATTAAACTGAATGCAACCAGCCGATCTTGATCATAGTAACCAATAACATCGGTCATTGGATCTGTGTATCGACTGTCAAATATAGGCATCACACTTGCAAAATGTTTGTATTTGCAGTAGTCTCTGTAGATTGTGTTTAGTTGTTTGATGTTGGGCTCAAACAAGTACTCCCACTTTACCGTTGGTGCATAGTTGGTCTGACTGAGATCAATTCGTGCAAACTGATAGCTCATCGTGGATCCTTGCGATGTTCAAACAGTCCCACAAGATATTCTTCTGGCCAATTGTGATAAAATCCCTTCTCAGCCATTGTTCTAGCTCGGGAATCAAGATCGCTTAGACTTTGAACAAGAGCCAGTGCGTATGTTCCTTGATTCATGCACACGCCGTTGACCATTTCAACGTCTGTGGGGTGATCCTCTAGTGCAAGAAGATCCTTGCGCAGTAAAAATTCTTTGTTGGCAATTTTTAAACTGTCACTGAACAACTCATACGGCCACTCCGCAGGATCATACGCATAGATTATCACTTCGCGGTCGCCCATGCCCCATCGAGCTTGATTTTTCAAATCAAAATAAGGATGCACACCCACTCGCACATCATATGTTTTTTTCATGCGTGCTGCTCGTGCGTATGGACAAGGCGCCCAGCCGCCTAGGGCTGGATGTGGAACTTCCACAAAGTTCACAATCCAGTTTTCTATGTCTTGTTTGACTGTTTCCAATTCCATTAGAAGAAAGGCAAGTTGGTTTTTTTGGTAGTTTCGATATTTTCTTTAGCCAGCTCGGCAATCATTCGTCGTTCGTTGTTGCTGAGCTGTAACACTTGTTCGTAAGTTATACCGCCACGCATGTGCCAAGCCAATTTGAATCCTTCTTCTCGAATTGAATTGGCCTCCTTTTCCATGCTGTCAATCATGTCATTGATTTGTTCTGCGCTTGCGGTTAGGAGGCGGCGCCGAAAAAATTTGCTGTATCCAAAGTAAAGTTTTGTTCGTATTCGTGTTCGCAATTGGAACATTTCATTTTTATTGGTTTGAATTCGTCATAGGTACGAATTTTGATTGCATGATCTCTAATCTCACCGTACAGTGTACGATCACAATTCATGAGAAAGTCTTCTATAAATTCTGGTTCAGACACCAGAGCTTGCGGTGTTTTGATTCCAACAATGCTACTTCTAATGGCTTTTACAGTGATCTTGGTAATGGCCTGAATGGCATCGTTTAACATTTTGGTTTTTTGTTCTTCAGTCAAATCCGAAGTTGGCAACTGTGCCAACACACGTTGTTGTTCAAATTGCAATAGGTTAATTTCAGTTTGTGTTTCGTACCCAACAGACTGGAAATAAATTTCAAGATCACCATGCTTGATAGATTGTGAAAAGTCTGGTGTGTCTAAGGTATCCAAGAGATTTTTTAGATCCAGTTCAAAATTATTTTCTGTAGAACATTTTTCACAAGTTGTATCAACTTCCATCATTGGACCATAGCTGGCAATACGGATAGCAGTGAGTATGGTGTTGAGGTCGCAGTTGGGCATGTGCCAGGCATTTTTAATGTTGGGTATGCAACTTTGCACCACATTCACAATAGCTGCCCCGTTGAACAATGCATCAGGAGTTCGATAGGTGATTTCGTCCATGGAAGTCATGGGCAATATTGGCAGTTCTCGATTGATTGGCATGTCCAGACTTCCAGGAGGCCAAAATTGTCCATCACTGGGCAAGCGAATGTAAATGGCAGGTTGACGAAAAAACGCTCTTAGCGGGTTCAAAGATTGGGTCATTTTATTACCTATAAATATACTTCTACTTATAGGTAACAAACCATGACCGAAGAAGAATTAAGACGACTCACTGATGCCACTCGTGAACTAACTGAATTCACAAGATTTCAATCTGAAGCTGCTGCTGCTGCGTCTGCCGAAACCAAAAGACTTGCACAAGAAGAAAAAGCGGCTAGCGAATCTGCCTCTCGGTTTAAAGCCAAAATGGACGCTGCATCTGGTGCGGCTGGATCTGTAGCCGATGCGTTTGTTACTTACAATAAAGAAGTTTATAAAGGAGCCAGTGCCAGTCAGGCCGCCGCTGCCAGTATAGAAAAAATGGGCGAAGCTGCCAAGTATGCAGGTGCGTTTCTAGCTATTCTAGTGCCTGGCGGCCCACTGGTTAAAGGACTGGTTGCTGGCCTAGGATTGCTAACTGCCAAACTGCTGGAAGCTGGCGCTGAAGTAGCAAGACATACCGATCAAGTTTACAAAGCCTACCAGGAAATGGCCCAAATTGGTGCCACGGGTGCAGGCGGCATGCAGGATGTGTTTGATGGCTTGCAAAAAGTTGGCTTAGGTACAGAAAAATTTGGTGAGTATCTCAAACTTGTAAATGCCAATTCAAAAGATCTAGCATTGTTTGGAGGCTCAGTTCTTAAAGGTCGCAAGGCCTTTGAGGACACCATGGGATCGTTGACCAGAGAACAGCGTGAGCAGATGGAACTGATGGGCCTGGATAGAACCGCTCAATCAGAAGCTGTAATGGGTTATATCAAGCAACAACGCTTGTTGACCATGGGTACCAAAACACAGATGGATACCAGCAGTACTGCTGTGATGAAGTACATCAAAGAAACTGATGAACTCACACGCATAACTGGTCTCAACCGTCAAGAACAACAAAAAGCTCTAGACGAAGCTATGAGTCGCGAGCAGTTTGCAGCTTCTATTGCAAAGATACAGCGTGAACAAGGCAGTGAAGCAGCAGAAGCAGCCAAGAATACTCACGCTATGTTGTATGCAATTGATCCCAAAGCCGGCCGTCAATTTGCAGACAGTATATCAGGATTTATTGGCAGCAGTGAAGATGCCCAACAAGGCTTTATGGCCACTGGTGGCAAAATCACAGAAATAGGCAACCGGTTCATGACCGGTCAAATTAAAAATCAACAGGCTGCTGTGGCTGCTGCTCAAGAATTGGCTGTGGCTTATGGAGAAACAGCAGAACAGTTTGAAGGTCAGGCCTTGATGGGCAATTTAGGGTCCATGGTAGGCAGCGTTCAGATGCTTTACAAAATGCAACAAGCTGCCAGCAATGATCTCAATGCAAACTACGAGAAAGCAGTCAAGGATGCAGAAAAGCGTGCAAAAACAACTGAGGACATGGCCAAAGCTGAAAACTCTGCTAGAGAAACTCAGTTGTTTTTACAGCAACAGTTGAACAAAGGAATGGATGCATTTGTCACAGGTTTAGGCAAAGGTCAAACTGCCAATCAACAAATGATAGACTCCATCATGAATGATATTTTGCCAGTGTTTAAAGATCTATTTGATGCATTGAAACCATTGGGCATTGAGCTATTGAAGTTAGCAAAAGAACTTGCACCATTCTTAACAACTGCTATGAACGGATTGATCAAAGCTGTTCAACTTTTAACAAAACTAATAAATGTATTCAACAATGCAGAAGAAGAAACTAACTTACAATCAGGTGAACTAAAGGACGGAGCCATAGTAGGCGGAGCATCTGGCATAGGCGATGCCGCAGCCATAATGGAGGCTGCTGAATCTGGAGTAACTGCTCCTGAGTCTAACGTAGCAGAAACCACGTCAAAATTGTATGATTGGACCAAGTCCTCAATTTCAAAACTTATTGAATTTTCATTTACCCCAGGCGGTAGAAGAGAACAATCTCAAGGACTACCAGCAACAGAAATACCAGCTAATCAACGACGTGCAGCAGGTGGTCCAGTTTCAGCCAAAACACCATACCTAGTGGGAGAAGAAGGTCCAGAATTGTTTGTGCCCAGCATTGCTGGTGATATTGTGCCCACTGGTCAACTGCAAGGTACCACCGGTGCTGCATTGAAACAAAGTGATGCAATTGAAAAAATTATTGATCAAATTGTTTTGGATATCAAGTCAAGACAAAAAATGTCAGACATTGATGCTGACCGCGCAAAAGATCACAGTGCTGAACTAAAAACTCAAACTGAAAAAATTAACAAGTCCATGAACGATATTGTTATTAGCAGTAGAGAATTAGACAACATTAGCAAAATAGATCTCAAACGTGCCCAAGACTACAGTATTTTTTACAAAGGATTTGTTGAGACCAAAACCAAGTTTGAAAAAGATCAACTGGAAGCAATAAACTATCAACTTACCGAAGGATCCAGTGGTGGCCAACAAAGTGGCGGCGGTGGAAGCGGGCTGAAATTGCCCAGCATGCCCGGCATTGCTGGCATGGGTGGTGGCCAAGGACTGCAAACCACCAAGCAAGATGACTTGTCTAAGATGGGATTGAATATCAAAACTGGCGATGTGCAAGCAGAAGGTGCAGGCATTAGTCCTAGATTGATTGAACTGGCTCGTCAGATACAAGGGGGTGTGCCGGGATTTGGTTATTTTAGCGCATTCAACGACAAGTTCCATCAAGAGAAAGCACCCGGTAGTCAGCATGCTAAAGGCCTAGCACTAGACTTTACTGTTGCACAACCACCTAGCATTGAAGAAGGCAAAGCTATCACTGATTGGCTCAAAGGCCTAGGTGCCAGTTTGGCCATTGACGAATACAACAACCCCAGTTCAAAATCCACAGCAGGGCATTTCCATGCACAAATTCCCGGCTTTGAAGAAGGCGGAATGTTGGGTGCAGGCAAAGTAGGCATTGCAGGCGAGGGCGGCAAACCAGAATTGATATCTGGACCAGCTAGTATTACACCAATGAATGACTTGATGGGAGCGTTAAACAGTCTCAATGCTACTATGGAACGAAGCCATACCATATTGTCTGAAATTGCCAGAGTTAGCAAGGCCACTAGTGACTCTAGTGCTAAGATGCTGTCGTATGCACAGAACTAACGGTAAATAAACAACCATGGCAGAACAAAACAAACCCGGCTGGAAAAAATATTTCAAAGTAGCAGATACGTCTGGAGTGATGAGTCCAATTTCAGGTACCAACCAGTTTGGATTTCCTGGATATGGCAAGAACGACGGCGGAGTTGGTAACACTAACGAATTTGGATTTCGCAACTACGCCAGCAGATTGCCTGAAGTTTACTCTGGCCACCCCAACAGAATTGAGCGTTACAACCAATATGAGAACATGGACATGGACTCAGAAATCAATGCCTGTTTGGACATTATTGCAGAGTTCTCCACACAGCTAAACGAACAAAACGGCACACCATTTGAAATTGACTATCAAGACAAGCCCACTGACCACGAAATTGAAATCATCCGCAAGCAGATGAAACAGTGGGTCAAGCTCAACAAGCTGGACCAGCGCATATTCAAACTGTTCCGTAACACCATCAAGTACGGCGATCAAATTTTTGTGCGTGATCCAGAAACATTTGAAATGATGTGGGTGGATATGAGCAAATTAGCCCGTGTTATTGTGAACGAGTCAGAAGGCAAGCGTCCTGAACAATATGTGATTCGTGACATCAACCCCAACTTTCAAAACATGACTGTGGCAGCAAAAACCACCACAGACTACATGACCAATCCAGTTACAGGATCAATTTCTGGCAGCTCTAACTATACCATGCCCAACGGCGGCACAGGCGGCGGTGTAGGCAACAGCCGTTTCATGACAGCCATGAATGAAGTTTGTCTAGACGCCAAGCACGTGGTGCATATGAGTCTAAACGAAGGTTTAGACACATTTTGGCCGTTTGGCAAAAGCATCTTGGAAAACATCTACATGGTGTTCAAACAAAAGCAATTGCTAGAAGACTCAATCTTAATCTATCGTGTGCAACGTGCTCCAGAGCGTAGAATCTTCAAGATTGACGTGGGCAACATGCCATCACACCTGGCCATGCAGTTTGTGGAACGTGTGAAAAACGAAATGCATCAGCGTAGAATTCCCACTGTAACTGGTGGTGGAAACAACATGATGGACAGCAGTTATAACCCGTTATCAATCAACGAAGACTACTTCTTTCCACAAGGGCAAGACGGTCGTGGCTCATCAGTTGAAGTGCTGCCTGGCGGTCAGAACCTGGGTGAAATTGACGACTTAAAGTACTTTAACAACAAAATGGCCCGTGGTTTGCGTGTACCATCTAGCTATTTGCCTACCGGACCGGACGATTCAGACCGTGTGACCAGTGACGGAAAAGTAGGCACAGCCCTTATCCAAGAGTACAGATTCAACCAGTATTGTGAACGTTTACAGGCACTAATTGTACAGAAGTTAGACGATGAATTCAAGATGTTTTTGAAGTGGCGCGGGTTTAATATTGACTCTAGCTTGTTCAATATCAAGTTTAATGCACCACAAAACTTTGCAAGTTATCGACAATCAGAGCTTGATAACACCAGAATAACGTCATTTACTGCACTAGAGCAGTTGCCTTACATGAGCAAGCGTTTTATGTTAGAACGTTTCTTGGGCTTGACTGAAGACGAAATTCAGCAAAACGAAGAAATGTGGCGTGAAGAGCATGATGACGTTGATGCGCCCCCTGTAGCCGGAAGTGACTTGCGAGCTGTGGGTGTGACACCTAGCGGTATGGAAACTGACATTGCTACTGGTGAAGAAATGGCTGCTATGAATCAGCCAGGTGCAGAAGGTATGGCAGGACCTGGCGCTGCTCCTCCAGCTGCTGGTCCCGGAGCACCTGGAACGTTATAAATAACAACATGCTGCTGACAGAAATCTACAATCAACAACCTCAAGCCTATCAGGATCTGAGTCAAGACAACAGTCAACTGCAACTCAGCGACTTGCGGATAACTCGCTTGACTTTGCGTCAGCTAAACAAACTGCGCAAGATGAACGACATTCGTTCTGTAGAATTCAAAGACAAACTCAAACTGATACGTCGACAGTATCAACCTCCCCCACAACCCTTAGCCTAATCAGTCGGCAAGAAAAAACAGCCGTTTTGAGGGTTAATCACTATAGTTTTTGACTGTTATATTAAATAACAGCACACTTTACCTATAGGAGTTTCCCAATATGAACCGTTTTGAACAATTGATCGAATATGTGATCAACGACGAAGAGGCGAAAGCCCAAGAACTTTTCCATGACATCGTTGTGGAAAAAAGTCGCCAAATCTATGAAAACTTAATGGCTGAAGAAGCCGAAGAAGAATTAGATGAAGCTGCCGAAGAGGAGCTGGACGAAGCCGAAGAGGAAGAAGACCTTGACGAAGGCATGATGGGCGGTGACGCTGCTGATGACCTAATCGACAACGTTGAAACCGAAGAAGAAATGAGCATGGAAAGCGAAGATGATGCTGATGCTGAATTTGACGACGAAGCTGAAGAAGCTGGCGACGACTTAACACACGACATCGAAGGCATGCACGACGAAGGCGAAGCTGCTACCAAAGACGACATTATGAATTTAGAAGACAAACTGGACCAGTTGATGGCTGAGTTTGAAGCTGCTATGGGCGGCGATGATATGGGCATGGGAGACGGCGACGGATTTGGTCCTGAAGAAGGTGGCGATGCTATCGAAATGGACGACACCGGCGAAATGGAACCAGGCATGATGGAAGCCATCAGCTTGAAGGCAGCCCCAAAACCAGTTACCGCTGAACAAGGTAATGGCAAAGCAGGTCCTGTAGCATTTAACTCAGGTGCAACTGGCATGGCCAGCAAGCCTGTACACACTGGTACAGACGGTGGCGGTCATCATGACACCCCTGCTTATCGCAATTCAACCAAAGATTTGATTGGCAAAGTAGGTAATACACCTGCTCAATCAACACAAGATCTCAAGCCTGCTACCAAGCCACATTTGGGCCAAGCATCAGGTGTGAACAACAAGAGCCCACTGCCAAGCGGTCGTAAGGGTTAATTAGATGTCATCTAGATACCTAAGGGAAGATCTTACTTTTAGCCAAGCCAACATCCAAGTTTTGGAAGAAGCTGATGTTGGCGGCAAGAAGCACCTCTATCTCAAAGGCATTTGCATTGAAGGCGACAAGAAGAATGCAAATGAGCGTATCTATCCTCGACACGAAATTATCAAGGCAGTTGAAACCATCAACGAGCAGATCCGTAACGGTAACTCCGTTTTAGGTGAAGTGGACCATCCAGACGATCTCAAGATTAACTTGGATCGTGTGTGCCACACAGTTGACGGCATGTGGATGGACGGACATGCTGGTTGCGGTAAGTTGAAAATTCTGCCAACCCCAATGGGTGAATTGATAAAGACTCTGTTGACATCTGGCGTGAAGCTGGGTGTTAGCAGTCGTGGATCAGGTAATGTTGATGACAGAACCGGACATGTAAGTGACTTTGAAATCGTCACTATAGATGTGGTTGCCCAACCCAGTGCTCCTAATGCATATCCTACAGCAATCTATGAAGGCCTCATGAACATGAAGCACGGTCATAGAATCTTAGAGATAGCTAGAGAGTCTGGTCAGGACGACAAAGTGAAGAAGTATCTCGCAGGTGAGGTTAAACGCCTTATCCGAGAACTTAAAATCTAAGGAGAATGAGGCATGTTTGATGCTATTAAACCATTGCTAGATAGCGGATTAATCAACGAAGATGTCAGTAAGGAACTCAACGAAGCTTGGGAATCTAAACTGACAGAAGCTCGTGAGATGGTTCGTGCTGAACTTCGTGAGGAGTTTGCACAACGCTATGAGCACGACAAGTCAGTGATGGTAGAAGCCCTAGATAAGATGGTAACAGAAGGTCTCGCGGGAGAACTGGCTAACATTGCTGCCGAAAAGCGCAACTTGGCTGAAGACCGTGTGAAGTTTCAACACAAGATGAAAGAGTCAGCAACAAAGTTTAATAGCTTTTTGGTGACCAAACTGTCTGAAGAAATTTCTGAACTGCGCAAAGACCGTAAGATGCACGCCGAAGGTGTCAATAAACTTGAAAGCTTCGTAGTGCAGGCTCTAGCTAGAGAAATCACAGAATTCGCAAAAGACAAGCGTGATGTCGTAGAGACAAAAGTGCGTCTGGTGCGTGAGGCTCGTGAAAAGCTAGAAGGACTCAAATCACGATTCATCAAAGAATCTGCACAAAAAATGAGTTCTGCTGTTAGCCGTCACTTGAAGGCGGAACTGAACCAATTGCAAGAAGACATCAAAGTTGCTCGCGAGAACAATTTTGGTCGTCGTATCTTCGAAGCGTATGCTACCGAATTTGGTGCTACTCACTTAAATGAGAAAGCCGAAGTTCGTAAGTTGCATGACAAAATTGCGCACAAGGATAAGAAATTGTCTGAGGCAATTCGTCTCACCGAGAAAGCCAAAGTCTTGGTTGAGAACAAAGAACGCGAACTGCGTATGATCAAAGAATCCAATGAGCGTCAAAGCACAATGGATGAATTGCTGCGTCCCTTAAACAAGGAAAAGCAAGAAGTCATGCGTAATTTGCTCGAAAGCGTCCAAACTACCCGTTTGAAAAACGCCTTTGAAAAGTATCTACCAGCAGTGTTGGAAGACCGATCAGTAAAAGCCCGCAAGGTGATCTCTGAGCAAGTATCCGCAGTTACCGGTGATAAGACAGCTCCACAAAAGTCAGAATCAGAAGAAGATCGCAGCAATGTGATTGATCTCAAGAGACTGGCTGGACTGTAATAAAAACAATTTTAGGAGACTTAAATGTCAATGGAATTACTTGAAAGTCGCTGGGGCGAGACCAAAGAAGCACTGCTTGAAGGTCTAAACGGAACCAAGCGCAATTCGATGAGTGTTATCCTGGAAAACACCAAGCGTTACTTGAAAGAGAACGCAAGTGCTGGTAGCACCGCTTCTGGCAACATTGCCACACTTAACCGTGTGATTCTGCCAGTGATCCGTCGTGTGATGCCAACCGTTATCGCTAACGAGTTGGTTGGTGTTCAGCCAATGACCGGCCCTGTTGGTCAGATCCACACTCTGCGTGTTCGCTACGCACAAAGTTTGACTGATACTTCTGCTGCTGCAACTTCTGTTACAGCTGGCCAAGAAGCATTGTCACCCTTTACAATTGCTACTGCTTACTCTACTGTTCCTCAGAACACTACATCAACCAATGCTTACACTGGTGGCAACACAGCTACCATGGAAGGTACTGGCGGTAAGCAAATCAGCGTTCAAATCTTGAAACAAGCTGTTGAAGCCAAGACCCGCAAGCTGCAAGCTCGCTGGACTTTTGAATCTGCACAAGACGCACAAGCCATGCATGGTATTGACGTTGAAGCAGAAATCATGGCTGCTCTGGCACAAGAGATTACCGCTGAAATTGACCAAGAGATTCTTTTGAGCTTGCGCTCATTGGCTTCTACTGAGTTCACATACAACCAAGCTACCGTTTCAGGTACAGCTACATTCGTTGGTGACGAACACGCCGCATTGGCAGTGTTGATCAACCGTGTTGCTAACTTGATCGCCCAACGTACTCGTCGTGGCGCTGGTAACTACGCTGTTGTTTCTTCAGCTGCTTTGACAGTGTTGCAATCTGCAACAACTTCAGCTTTTGCTCGTACCACAGAAGGTACCTTTGAAGCACCTACAAACACTAAGTTTGTTGGTACATTGAACGGTTCTATGCGTGTGTTCGTTGACAGCTACGCTGCTGACACCACACCAGTTCTGGTTGGCTACAAAGGCTCTTCAGAAGCTGACGCACCAGCATTCTACTGCCCATACATTCCATTGATGAGCAGTGGTGTTGTTCTTGACCCAACAACATTCGAACCAGTCGTGAGCTTCATGACTCGTTACGGATACATCGAACTTACCAACACTGCAAGCAGCTTTGGTAACGCTGGTGACTATGTGGGCGAGATCGCTGTGTCTAACCTTTCATTCTCCTAATCAGAGAACCAACCCAGGGATGGGAAGGCAAAGAACCTGCTTCGGCAGGTTTTTTGTTGGCTAAGTATTTGCATGCAATTATTCAAACACTCTGGTAGAGATGTATTTTTGTTAGTTCAAACTTTGGTAACTGTAACAGTACCATTGATATTTGCAATCTCTAATCCAGATGTTGTATGGTGGGTGTTGTTGTTACCACTACATGTTATGTTGATGTTGTGTTGTAACAATACATCGGTACACCATCATTCACATTGGGAAACGTTTAATAGTAAAATATTAAATCGTGTTTACGAGTGCGTGTTGTCAATCGCAGGTGCAACACCTGTACAAGTATATAGAAATTCACATTTGATTCACCACAAATTTGTAAACGATCCTCCAGAAAGCAAAGATATAATTAGTGTACTGGCCAATGGAACCAATGGGCATGCTGAAAACGTTTGGAAATTTTGCCTAGGCTGGACTGTGAAAACTAACTTTTTATATGGATGGGCAACTGGCAAAATAAAATCAATGCCACTGGTCAAACATGCACACTGGCAGAGAGAATCATACATGTTGGTAGTTTTTACAATGTTATTGTTATGGGTGAACTGGCAATATGCACTGTGGTGGTTTTTCGTAGTGTGCCCGGTCATGCAGTTTTTAAATGCCGCTTGGCATTACGGAGAACATTGGGGCGCACATGATCGCAGAGGAGATACCACACAAGACTCTGTGGGTATCTACAATTGGTGGTACAATACTTTTTGTTTTAATTCTGGTTTACATCAAGAGCATCATCACAAGCCCGGCGTACATTGGGCCAAATTGCCATCTGTGACACCATTGTTGCACCCTGGCAGAGTCACAGCCAAGGGCATGCACATTTTTAATGTGCCCTGGCGTAAAGATTTTAAAAAGTTAGTTAAACTTTAAACCAACTAAGATATTGTGCAATTTTCTTTGTGACACTGGACCAGTCATCTTGCACAGGTTGTCTAAACAGTCGCGCAGTTGAGTACCAAGGGCAGTCGTCGCGATTTAACAAATAACGCCAGTCTGTACCAAACCAGTTGAGCATGATCCAAGTGGGACGACCTAACGCACCACTCAAGTGTGACACAGCGGTGTCTACCCCGATAACAACATCCATGGCCATGATCAGTGCCGCGGTGTCGGCAAAACTTTGTATTGTGCCTGGGAATCTACTCACGCCGGCTGCGGCCAACTCAGATTCTTCTTCCTCGCTGGCATCAATTTGCAAGTTCACCCATTCATATTGTGGGTTGGCTTTGATCAAATCTAACATCACTGGGAACGGCATGCCTTTGTGTTCGTTCAGCCAGTTGTCTTTCCTGCCACTCCAGCAAAATCCCACTCGCATGCGATTCTTTGGACCCAGGCGTTGCAACCACTCTTGTTGTTTGCCCATGTCTGCATTGAGATAGTTTACAGGTCTTGGCAAGTTTTCTAGTGTCACCCCAATGATACCAGGGATACTCATGATAGGGGTCCAGTAATCAAAGTCGCCTACATCATCCACATATCTTCCAATGGTTTCAATCAATGGACTGCCCGCAAACAACGGAATAAGCGAGTCTGTGACTTTGAGTTTGATCTTAGCACCCAGAACATGAAGATTGTAGATAAATCTTATGAACTGAATGTTGTCACCGTGACCTTGTTCGCCTTCCACAAGGATAGTTTTATCTTTGAGTTCTTGTCCAGTCCAACGAGGTTGTGCGTATTTAGGCAGTTGACCAGCTAGGTGTTCGTAGTTCCAGCGTGTTTCGTACTGTTGCCAACCAGCTTGATAGTTGCCCAATTGCAACAATGCCACAGCAAGATTGAATTGTGCTGTGGCTGATGTGGGCTCTAGTATAATGGCGTGTTGTAAAAATGGTATGGCTCTAGCAGGTTGCCCGCACTCTCTCATGACATTGCCATAGTTGTTCCAGGCTGCTGAAGATTCTGGATCTTCAACAAATGCTTGAGCGTAACATTTGAGAGCTTCTAGCGGGCGATGTTGTGCTCTAAGGTCGTTGCCTTGAGCGATAAGAGTGTTTGTGTCCATGGGTATATTTAATGTGCAGTTTAGGCCATTTTACGTTTTTGCTAAATACTTGTCAACGCAATACGGCGTTTTATGCAGGTAGCCCCTGCGTAGCGGCTAGAACCCGCATTGGGCTTCTATAAGGAGAAATCAAATGGCAAGAGCTCTAAAAATTCAAAAGTATGGTACCGCACAAGGTATCACAATCAATTCTAACGGCACAGTAAATCAACCTGCTGCCGCCGTAGCAATCGATCAAGGTTACCCAAACTTTGGATCATTGACTGATCCAGTATACAATGAACCAGTACAAACACTCAGTCCTGCTGACTTCTTGGGCGTGGTCGGTGGTTTGAGCACCGCAGCTACATCAGCAACTTATCCTATCATTCTTCCACAAGTTAATATCAGCCTGTCTGATGGCAGTTCAACTGGTGCAGGCAATGGTCGTTTGATTCGTCAAAAGGGCGCACACAAGTTTTTGGTAGCTTATGTTGCCAGCGCCACAGCTGATGAAAGTTTCATTGTGGGTCAAGCCTATAGTGTTGCTGTTGTGGGCACAACCGATTGGGCAGCAGTTGGCGCAGGAACAAATGTGGCAGTTGGTGATATTTTCACTGCTACTGCTGTTGGTTCTGGTTCTGGTACAGCATATCCAGTTGGCATCTGCGTGTTGTCAAATACAGGCACTCCAACAGCTGGTAACATGAGTATTGAATACTCAGTAGGCGACAGTTCTGCTGTGTATGCCAGTTATATTACCAACAAGTGGGTTCGTGACTGGAATGGCATGACTTATCAGAACTACAGTAATAGTAACGCTGGTACTAACATTCAAAGTGGCGAAAACTTCTATCCTGTGAACTTCTTCACAGACGAAGGTACCGTTACATGGTCTGGTGCAGAAGTTATCAACGGCGCCAATGCTCAGAACGGCAGCCTACAGTTGGCACAAGTGGTCAAAACTACAAGCTAATTAGATTTGATCCTACCATCCTCCTTGCTAACTACAAGGAGGATTTTTTATGAGCACAGCATTTGTATTAGGTAATGGAGTCAGCAGACAAGGTGTCAATTTAGAACACTTGCGCACTCACGGCACAATCTATGGGTGTAATGCGTTGTATAGAGATTTTACGCCAGATGTACTGATTGCCACAGACCGCCCAATTAGTGAGCAGATACAGCACAGCGGATACCCACTCAAACACAAATTCTACACTAGAAAACCACTTGATGGACTTGGCGCACATCGTGTGCCTGAACAATACTGGGGATACAGTTCTGGACCACTGGCAGCTGCCATTGCAACCGGGGATAAACATCTAACTATCTATTTGCTGGGATTTGATATGGCTGGTGTCAACAACAGATTTAACAATGTGTATGCGGACTCAGAATTTTACAAAAAAAGTGCCTCAACCCCAACTTACACTGGCAACTGGGAACGTCAACTGCTCAAAGTCATGCAAGATTATCCACACACAAACTTCATCAGAGTACACGGGGCAGTCACAGCAGATGTGGAAGAGTTCCACAAACACCCCCGATACTCACGCCTAAACATAGCAGAATTTCAAAAGTTATTTGGAGTTTGACCCAACTCAGCAAGGCTCTGGTTCTGGTAAATATACCATAGGATCAAGATTCAGCATGAGTGAACCACAACAAATAATCAATGTAGGCCAAGTCGCCAATGACGGTACCGGCGAATCCTTGCGCGATGCATTTAACGCTGTAAACAATAATTTTGCCAACGTTTGGGCAGCTGGACCTGTAGACTCACAAGTTGTAATCAGCAACAATCGGATCAGTACCAACGAAACCAATCTTGATCTTGTGCTAGCCGGCAATGGTGTTGGTAATGTGGTTTTGAGCAGTACCACAGTGCCCAGTATCGATTCTGTGTACGACATTGGTAGCCCAGTTAGATACTTTGATACCACTTACAGCAGATACTATTATGGCAACGGTGCGTTTCTAACTGGCATCAGTGGCGGCGGGAATGCCAACTATTCAAATGCCAATGTAGCCGCATATCTTCCAACTTATACAGGTAACTTGGTCAGCTTGACTGGACCGGTAGTAACAACTGCTAATGTCACTGGTGGAAATATTAGAACTGCTGGCTCTGTATCAGCAACAGGCAATATCACCGGTGCTAATGTTATTGCTGCTTTGTATGCAGGCAACACAGTTTCAGTATCAGGCAATATTACTGGTGCTAATTTAAATCTCTCAGGCAATCTCAGTATTGCTGGAAATGTAAATTCAGCATTAACTGTTCGTGCCAATATCACTGGCACCAACGTCATAACTGGCGGTAATGTATATGCAACTTATTTTATTGGCAATGGCAGTCAACTAACAGGCATTGTAGTGTCTGGCGGCAGTTCAATCAACAATGGCAATAGTAATGTAAGAATTGGTGGTGTCAATTCCAATGTTACTGTTGGGGTCAACAATGTTAGCAATGTAGCAGTCTTTACCACAACTGGAATGAGCGTTGCAGGCAATGTCACGGCTGCTAATTTCATTGGTAATATCACTGGAAATTTAACTGTCTCAGGTGCCAATACTGAAGTGTTGTTCAACAACAACGGAGTTGTTGGTACTGCCAATGCATTCACGTTCAATTCTGCCACAAGTGTACTATCAGTTAATGGCAATGTGTTGGGCGGCAATTTTGTAGGCAATGGTCAAGCACTGACCAGTGTGATGGCCGATCGTGGTAACGACACAAACAATTGGAACACGCTGACTCAAATGGGCGTGTATACGGTAAATAGAACAAGTTGGTCTGGAACTATTGGCACTCCGTTGGACAGTCAAGTTTTTGTAGGGTTATTGGAAGTGGTAAACAGCACTAATACTGCAATTGAGCAGGTGTTTTACCCAGGTACCGTGGATAGTACTAATGTAAAAATCCAGTGGAACCGTGCGTATTGGTCAGGAACTTGGACAGGTTGGGTGCGTATTGTGAACGATTTCCAGGTAGTAACTGGTGGTGAGTTTTGAAAAATTTAGGAAAATAAAATGTCGAATACAATTTTAATTAAACGCTCTGGTACAGCAAACGCCATACCATCCAGCGGCAATTTGGCCTTAGGTGAGTTGGCTATTAACTATACTGACGGTAATTTATTCTACAAAGACGGTGGCGGAACAGTTCAAACTATTGCCAGCAAACAGTTTGTTTCAGTAACAGGCAATATTACTGGTGGGAATGTTTTAACAAATGGTATTGTTAGTGCCACTGGTAACGTTACTGGCAATTATATTTTAGGAAATGGTTATTTCTTAACTGGTGTGATTACATCAGTTGCCAACATCAACAACGGAACATCAAATATCACAGTGGTAAGCTCTGGCGGCAATATCACTGTGGGTGTAGGCGGCGTAGGTAATGTGGTTGTATTTGCTACAACCGGACAATATACAACCGGCGTTGTTAGTGCAAGTGGTAACGTTACAGGTGGCAATGTATTAACTGGTGGATTGATTTCTGCAACTGGCAACATCACAGGCGGCAACTTAAATGCCGCAGGATTGAGCTTGAGCTCAAATGTGGTATCAGCACTAAACTCAACCAGCAACATCACAACTACTGCTAATATTGCTGCCAATTATTTCATTGGTAATGGTAGTCAGTTAACAGGAGTTACAGCAAGTAGCGTAAACGCCGCTGCCCTAACTGGTAACACACTAAGTTCAAATGTTATTTTCTCAAGTCTAACAACAGTTGGAACATTGACCAGTTTGAGCGTGAGTGGTAATGTAACTGGTGGCAATTTATTAACTGGTGGATTGATCAGTTCAACTGGAACAATTACAAGTGCAGCCAACGTCGCCGGTGGCAATATCACTACAGGTGGTCAAGTCAGTGCTACAGGTAACATCACTGGTGGTAACATTAGCACATCAGGGTCAGGCGGCAACATTAGTGGTGCTAACGTAATCAGTGGTACTACTCTTTCAGCTACAGCCAACGTAATTGGCGGCAATATCACAACTGCTGGATTAATATCAGCCACATCTACTATTACTTCGGCGGCTAACATTGCTGGTGGTAATATCACTACAGGTGGTCAAGTCAGTGCTACAGGTAACATCACTGGCGGTAACTTGATCACCACAGGCCAATTGAGCACTTCTGGCAACTTGGCTGCTAACAATATTAGCGTTACCAATTCACTCACTTCCAGTATAATAAGCGCCAGCGCCAACGTTACTGGTGGTAACTTGTTGACTGGTGGATTGATCAGCTCTGCTGGCACTATCACTGGCACCACAATCACTGGTTCAACACTGAGTTCAACCGGTAATGTAAACACAGTGGGCATTGTTGGTACTGGAAACATATCAACTTCGGGCAATATTTCAGGTGGTAACTTGTTGGCTGCTGGACTGAGTTTAAGTGGTAATGTAATCAGTGCTCTCAATTCAACCAGCAATATCACAACAACTGCCAATATTACCAGCGGTAGCACATTGGCAACTTACGTGTCGGCCAGTGGCAACGTTGATGGTTCTAATGTCAATGCCGGCACAGCAGTTCATACTTCAAACATTGTTGCTAAAACCAATGCACTAACACTTGAATCACTCAGCAATGGTAATATCAACTTGTTTCCAAATGGCACTGGTAACATTGTTCTTGCCAACACCATTATCAACAACTTGGCCGAACCTTTGCAAAATCAAGATGCAGCAACCAAATACTATGTTGACAATGCAGTAACAACTGGTTTTGCTTTCCACCAGCCGGTAAAAGCATCCACAAATACTGACCTGGCCACAGCCACAGGTGGTACAATCACCTATTCACAACCAAATGGTGTGGCAAACGGAGTTGGCGCAACACTCACAACCACTGGATCATTCAACTTAATTGACACGGCCAATATTCAAACAGTTGGTACTCGAGTGTTGGTTAAAGACCAAGCCAATGCGGTACAAAACGGTATCTATGTCTGGGCAAATGCCACAGCAATTGTTCGTTCGACTGACACAGATCAGTACGGTGCAGACAGTGCAGAATCGTTCAGTATCAATGACTACTTCTTCACACAAAGCGGTAACGTAAACGCAGGTGTAGCATTTATTGTTAATGCACCAACAGGCACTATTACATTTGGTACTTCAAATATTACGTTTGCTGAATTTAGTAGTACACAAGTTTACTCGGCCAATACGTCAGCTGGTATTAGTCTTACTGGCACAGTATTCAGTACCAAAGTTGATAATGATACCACAGCCTTCGATGGCGGAGGCAATATCATTGTCAAAGCCAGCGCCAACTTGGTCACACCAAATATTGGTAATGCAACTGGTCAAACTCTAAGTGTAACTGGCAACCTTTCAGCAGGTAATGTCAGTGCTGGTTCTGCTACTGCCACTGGCAACATAGTTGGTGGTAATATACTCACTGGTGGATTGATTAGTTCTACTGGCACAATCACTTCATCTGCTAATATAACTGGCGCCAACATATTAACTGGTGGCCTGATCAGTGCTGCTGCTACAGTAACCGCTGGCAATTTGGCCACAGGTGGTACAGCAAGTGCCGCAGGCAACATCACCGGCGGTAATGTATTAACTGGTGGATTGATCTCAGCAACTGCTACCATAACTGGTGGCAATTTAGCCACAGGTGGCACAGCAAGTGCCGGTGGCAACATAACTGGTGCAAATCTAATCACAGGTGGGTTGGTAACAGCCGTTGGCAATGTGATTGGCGGTAATTTAATTGCTGGTGCGTTGACAAAAACTGTTAATTTGAGTATCACCGGTAATGTGATTGGTAATCTGTTGCCCGGCGCCAACGCAACGCAAAGTTTGGGCGGCCCAGGACAACTGTGGAAAGATTTGTACCTAGCCGGAACAACTATTTTTATTGGTGATCAAACATTTACATCCAATGCCTCTGGAATTGCCACAGCCAATGACTTTGCTGCTAACAATTTAAGTGCTGTTAGCAGTGTAAATGCTGGCACCACAGTGTCAGCGGTAGGCAATGTGATTGGTGGCAACATCAACACCGCAGGCCTGGCATCGGTTACAGGCAATGTGATTGCTGGTAACATTACCTCAGCAGGCTTGGCTTCTATTACTGGAAACATTACCGGTGGCAATCTACTAACAAGTGGTTTAATTAGTGCTACTGGTAACATCACTTCAGTGGCCAATATTGCTGGTGGAAATATTTTAGGTGGTTCTGGTATCATTACCACTTCGGGCAACATCACTGGTGGTAACATATTATTTGGTACTGGTAGAGTAAGTGGTACTGGAAATATATTTGGCGGCAATATTTTCCAAAGTTCAAATCAAGTGTTAGACACAGCGTCTACTGTGGATGGCGGACTCTATTAATATAGAATATGATCAATGACAAATACAGTACAGCTCAAACGCTCAAGTGTACCTAATTCGGTCCCCAGTGCTGGGAATCTGGTTCCTGGCGAGCTGGCTATCAACTATGCTGATGGAAATTTATTTTATAAGAATTCCAGCAATGTAGTCACAGTTATTGCCAGCAATCAGTTTGTGTCAGTCTCTGGCAACATAACTGCCAATAATGTAAACATCACAGGCAACACATTAGCATTTGCCAATGCTAATATTATTCAAAGTAATCCGTTAGATTTGGCAATTACCGGCGCCTATCAGATCAGTATAAAACCAGCAGGCGGGTCATATCAATGGACATTTAACAATAATGGCAGTTTGTCTGGGCCAACAGGATTATCTACCACAGGATATGTCACAGCCACTGGCAATGTCACTGGCGGTAATATTTTTACTGGCGGCAATGCCAATATTGCTGGCAATATCAACATGCCCACAGCAGACGCCAATATTATATTTGCCAATACTGTTAGCATTAGAAACTACAATAATCGATTCTACGTAAACACTGACACAGACATAAATGGTCGTATAAGTGCTGTTGGCAACGTAATTGGTAGCAATTTAGTCACTGCTGGTTATGTCACAGCCACTGGCAACGTAACTGGCAATTATTTTATTGGTAATGGATCACAGTTAACAGGCATCTCAGCAGGATCGGGCAATGCTATCAGTAATGGAACCAGCAACGTAGCAATTCCTTCATCTAACGGAAATGTGCAAGTTGCTGTGGCTGCTGTGGCAAATTCGGTTGTGATGGGCACAGGCAGTTTGTTTGTTCAGGGCCCAATTTCAACACCTAAAACTATAAACACTCTAGCCCTTGTGCCAAATGCAGTAAATGCTGTGATGATTAGTCCGTTAACTATATCAGCTTCGGGCAACATCTTTGTGCCTGATGATTCTACACTCACAATCTTCACGCCAACATGAAGCTAAATATCAAATACGAGGATAAATCATGGCAATTCAACTAGACGGCACAACTGGAATTTCAACAAGTGGCAATATTACTGCTGCTGGTACTCTTACAGTTGGGACTTTTGCGCCAAGTGTGTTGAGTACTTCTGGCAATGTAACAGGAGGTAACATCAACACTGCTGGTGCATTAAGTGTTGGCGGAAACTCTGTTATTACTGGTGATTTAACAGTTGTAGGCAATGCTTCTTTGAGCGGTAACATTATTGGTGACAAAATCACTAACGGAACCACTTCAGTTGAAATCCCAGTTGCAAACGGAAACGTTAGTTTTACCATTGGAGGAAGCACAAACGTAGTTGTGGTAACCACAACAGGTGGGTTTGTTACAGGTGTTGTTAGCGCCACAGGAAATATCACAGGTAGCAATTTAAATGCAGCTGGCCTAAGCCTTAGCTCAAATGTCATAAGTGCTCTTAATTCAACGTCTGCAATTACCACTTCAGCTAACGTATCAGCCAACAATTTTAGCGCAACCAATTTTATAAATTCATCAGGAAATATTTCTGGTGCTAATTTAACTGCAAGTGGCGTAATATCAGCCACTGGCAATGCCACTGTTGGTAACATTTTAACTCCAGGTGTTTTATCTGCATCAGGCAATGTTACTGGTGCTAATATAGCAACTGGTGGACTGATCAGTGCTTTGGCTAATATCACCGGTGGCAATATATTAACTGGCGGAACTGTAACATCTTCTGGAAACATTACTGCACCAGGAGTTTTAAATACAGCTGGAAATAGTCGAATTCAATTTATTAATACCGGCAACTTATCAGCGAACATTGTTCTTTATCAAGAAGGTGCAAATGGAAATGTAACTGTTAGAGTTGGCGAAAGTGCAACTGAAGGGTTTGGTTTATACTCAAGTGGTGTAATTGGTGCAATTGGTAACCTAACTACAATAGCCAATATTATTGGCAATAACATCAGTTCAACTAATATTATCAGCGCAGCTGGCAATATCACTGGCAGTTATTTTCTTGGAAACGGCAGCCAACTGACAGGTATTGACGCCACTTCAATACAAAACGGCACAAGCAATGTACGAGTAGTAAGCTCTGGTGGCAATGTGGCTATTGGCGTGGGTGGCACATCAAATGTGGCGGTGTATGCTACCACAGGCGAGTATGTAACTGGATTAATCTCAGCAACAGGCAATATTATTACAACTGCCAATATATCTGGTGGATATATCTTGGGCAATGGTAGTTTACTAACCGGTATTGATGCTACATCAATACAAAATGGAACATCAAATGTACGTGTGGTCAGCTCTGGTGGCAATGTATCCATTGGTGTGGGTGGCACATCAAATGTAGCAGTGTATGCTACCACAGGTGAGTATGTGACTGGATTAATCTCAGCAACAGGCAATATCACTGGTGGTAATTTGACCACAGCAGGACAAGTTGTTGCTACAGCCAACGTGTCAGGCGGAAATATTCTAACAGGTGGATTGGTTAGTGCAACCGCTACAATCACAGGTGGCAATTTGGCCACAGGTGGCACAGCAAGTGCCGCAGGCAACATCACTGGCGGTAATGTCTTAACAGGTGGATTAATCAGTGCTACGAGTACAATAACATCGGCAGCCAATATTACTGGTGGTAATTTGCTAACAGGCGGATTGATATCTGCTACTGGTAACATCACAGGTGGCAATATATTAGGTGGTGGCCTTGTTAATGCTACATCACTTACAGGAACTACAGTATCAGCAAGTGGAAATGTAACCAGTGGTAATTTGTTAAACAACGGATTAATTTCCAGTACTGGAAACAGCACCGCAGCCAACTATTTGACTGGTGGGTTGATATCTGCTACTGGCAATATCACAGGTGGCAACATATTAGGTGGTGGCCTTGTTAATGCTACATCACTTACAGGAACCACAGTATCAGCAAGTGGCAACATTACTGGCGGCAATGTTAACACTAACAATATAGTTGGCACTGGGTTGACTTTGGTGTCAACTGGTAACCTAACACTCAGCACCACAGGCAATATCAATGCCAACAACGAATACATTAACAATGTGCCGCAGCCAGCACAAGATGGCGATGCTGTTAACAAACTGTATGTTGACGGATTAGTAACAACTGGATTCTCTTTTCACGCTCCAGTATTTGCTGCCACTACAACTACCCTAGATACTGCCACAGGTGGTACAATCACATACACACAACCTAACGGAGTGGCAAACGGAGTTGGTGCAACACTCACAACTACTGGATCGTTTAACTTAATTGACACAGCCAACATTCAGACTATTGGCACACGAGTATTGGTTAAAGATCAAGCCAATGCTGTACAAAATGGTATCTATACCTGGGCAAATGCCACAGCAATTGTTCGTGCAACTGACGCAGATGAGTACGGAGCTGATAGCGTAAGTGCATTTGGTCTCAACGACTACTTCTTTGTGCAAAGTGGTAATGTCAATGCTGGCGCAGCGTATATTGTTAATGCACCAACAGGCACTATCACATTTGGCACATCAAACATTACATTTGCTGAATTCAGCAAATCACAAGTTTACTCAGCGAACACATCTGCTGGTATCAGCCTTAATGGTACTGTAATCAATGCATTGGTTGACAATGTTACCACAGCATTCAGTCTTGGCAATATTGTTGTTAAAACTGGTGCAGTGTTGACCACACCAAATATTGGTGCTGCCACTGGTACAAGTCTAAGTGTAACTGGCAATATCAACGGCGGCAATCTTATTGTTACTGGTATTGTTGTTGATAACACAGGTAATTTGGATCTACAAACCACTGCCACAAATGGTAATATTAATCTTATTACCAATGGCACTGGTAATGTTTATACAGGTGCAAACTTACTGGTAACTGGATTGATCAGTGCATCTGGTAACATCACAGGTGGCAACGTGTTAGGTGGCGCCAACGTTAATGCTACTACTCATACAGGAACAACAGTAAGTGTAACGGCCAACATCACCGGCGGTAATATCTTAACCAGTGGATTGATTTCAGCAACTGGCAATATCACAGGTGGCAATGTAATTGTAGGCGGCGGTTCAGGTGGTAACTTGACAGGCGCCAACGTTATTTCTGCTACTACATTGAGTGCAAGTGCTAACGTAATTGGCGGCAATATCACAACTGCTGGATTAATAAGTGCTACTGGTAACATCACTGGCGGAAACGTATTAGGTGGCGCCAATGTAAACGCCACAACACATACAGGTACTACTGTTTCGGTAACTGCAAACGTCAACGGTGGCAACCTGATATCAGCAGCACTGGTGCAAGGTGTCACAGTATCGGCAAGTGGTAACGTCAACACGGTTGGCATCGTTGGTACTGGTAATATTTCCACAACTGGCAATATATTTGGTGGCAACGTTCTTGGCGGTGCTAACGTTAATGCTACAACTCACACAGGTACAAGTGTTTCGATAACTGGCACAGTTACAGCGGCTACAGTCAATGCTGCTGCAATTGGTAACACAGGGGCTACCCTAACAGGTACATTACAAACTGCTGCACAAACCAACATCACATCGGTTGGTACATTGACTGGTGGTACCTGGAATGCGACTAGCATCAGCACCACATATACTGATGCTAAGGTAACTTCAGTTGCCAGCCGCACTGGCGCAGTCACACTGGCACAAGCAGATATTTCGGGCCTAACAACTGGCAGCACTCCAACATTTGCTGGTTTAACAGTTGGCACAGGATCAATCACCGGCGGTAACATTGTTAACGGTAACGGTAACGGTATTGGTAACATTGGTAGCTCATCAGTTTACTTTAACACAGTGTTTGGTAAAGCAACTACTGCACAATACGCTGACTTGGCAGAAAACTACGCAGCCGATGCAGAATACACATCGGGTACTGTGCTGGAATTTGGTGGTGCAAATGAAGTTACATTGAGTGTGATTCCTGGTAGTGCAAGAGTTGCAGGGGTTGTGTCAACCAATCCTGCACATTTGATGAACAGCACTCTTGAATCAGAGTTCGTTGCTGCTGTTGCGTTGACGGGTCGTGTGCCAACATCAGTTGTGGGCACAGTGCGCAAAGGTGACATGATGGTATCAGCAGGTAACGGTGCTGCTCGTGCATGTGCTACTCCAGCCATTGGCTCTGTGATTGGTAAAGCCCTTGAAAACTTCAACGGCGAGTCCGGCGTGATTGAGATTGTTGTTGGTAGATTATAAACTGGCCAACTCTGTGTGTTCCACAGAAGCCAGTTTTTGTTGCACAGCATCAATGTTTACAGTGTTCCACAAACCAGGATGCATGGGTTTGGGCCATATGCCAGCTTGAATCCATGCATGTCCAATGTGCTCGTCATTCAGCACTGGCACGAATTCCATATCTAGCACACAAACCCAAGTGTGGTATTCAAACACACCATCTGCTGAAGTGAACTTTTCTAGCGGTACAAGTCTGTGGTATTCTGGAAAATGTCCCAGTTCCTCAATGCATTCTCTTTCCATGCCACCTAGCAATGTTTCGCCAGATTCAACTTTGCCACCAGGCAGACCCCAAGTTTCTGGATGCTTGGCATCGTTGCGTAAGAGATACAGGTAACGGCCTGTACTCCGAGACAAAAACCAAACGCCCACAGCCTTTACAGTACCAAACTCCAGGCTCCGGGTGGGTAGACTCCTTGATAGCTTTTTATCCATTGTTCGCCAGTCCATTCATATTGTGTACCAGTAGTTATGTTTGTAACATACTGAGCAGCAGTTTCGTCGGCAGCCACAAACACCACACGCCAGCGTGTGCCATTCCATTCAATGATGTCGTTGGCGGAAGCAATCAATGGTTGACCTCCAGTGCCGTCCCAGGCAGTGGGATTATCTGAGTTGTCCCAATTGCCAGTGCTTTCTGTTAACAAATAACGCACACCAGTAACAGGTGTGGGCAATCCTGTGCCCGGACCGCTCACAAGTGGATTGATAATGGCATCAATTGGTGCCAGTGTGTTTTGTGGTGCTGTGTCTGGGTCAGGAGTAAAAATTACCAATCTATCATCGTCAGGATTGATAATGATAGTGCCAATGATTGGATTGGCAGTATCAGGTGCCGCAATAGGTGGGCGATTCAATCTAATCTGACTGATACCAGGTCGTAACACGCCATACGCCGAAATCACAGCAGGCCACAACAGCGGAGAGTCTGCCACAATAGCAGTGGGATCTAAATCTTCATAGCCACCATTGGGCACAATTGTGGGGTTGTATAACACTTGAATTTGATTGTCAATCACAACCAGTTTGTAGTTCCATGGTGTAAACATTTGTCGTGTGCCTAACAACAAATCATTGTTGGTAATAGCATCGGCAGCGTCACCTTGTGCGTCAAATATGCCTGCAACAATGCGTTCTACCACACCCAGTTTTTTGATCTTGGCCGGAGATGAAATCCAGATGGGCATGGAGAATTTGATACTGGCAATGTCAATGGGATTTTCTGTACCCATTGGGATGACCCTTGAGCTCCAGCTCAGCGATTCCAAATACATCACACTCAAACTTGACCAGTCAATGTAGTTGTCTGTGCTTTGCAGTTCTAGAGAAGGATTGAACAGTGTCAAAATTTGCTCAAGTAGCTGTAATTTCTGATTGGTGTTTGATGTCCAGATATCTAAGGTGACGCTTAGTTTATATGGCACAGGCATCAGTCGTTCAATAGTAAATGCATTGCCTTGTGTGGTTTCGTACGATTCTGTAGCTGAATCATATGTACGTTGGCGCACACTAAATCTATCCACAAAGGTAGGATCTTGTATGCGTGGACGATCGTATTCAAGATTGTTGATGTAAAAAGTCATCAGTGGTGTTGATGGCAATGAACTGGCTGAGTTTTCTTGAATGATAGTCTGTGCATTGCGACTGGAATCGCCATACCGCACAGGCACCCGCAACAGAGTGGCCTTGTTTACACCGTCAGTTTCGTTGCCGTACTCAATTTGGAATCCCGAAAAGATTCTGGTAAATTGCAGTAGGAACCTGCGTATTTGTGCGTCATAAAAAAATTGTTGCATGTTTATCTTGAAAAAGGTGGTGGTGGGTTGGGTGGTAAGAAGCCGCCTTGGTCACCATTGTCTGCCTTGGGTTTGAGAGCTTGACTCAAACTCTGGCGCTGTGGTATAGCACCCAAGTCAGTGGTATTGGTAGTGTATGTATTGTTCACAAAGCCCGAGCGTTGAGTTTGGTTGGTTGATCCATTGTCCAAATTGGTGCGCACTTTTTCTTCGATCTTGATCCACATGCGACCATTGTAGCGGAACAGTCTATTGGGTTTGTAATCCAATCGCAAGCAATAATCTCCGGCCACAGGGTTTGGAGGAAAGCTCACACCTGGAGTAACAGGCAAGCCGTTAGGAGCCTTACCGTCACCAGTGAGATATCCTGCTGTGTAGCCATCTGCTCGTGGTGTAACATTCATGCCACCTTGTGTGCCGTCTACAGTGGTGCCGCCCATGGTATACAAGCTGGTTGGGTTGGCAGGTTGTCCATCTTCTGTTGTGGCCACAACATAAAACTTTTCAACATCATATCCGCTGAGTGGAACTTCCACATTGGCCTGAGCAAGAATGTCGTCGTTGATCTGTTGATCTTTGGGTCTGGTACTCTGCATGTCTGAGATTGTAGGCGGAGTATACGGAGCCCAATATTCAGTGTTGGTAATGTCTGTGCCAGCAGGTGTATTTTTGATAGCACGATAATAAACATCACCATAGTTCACAATGCTGCCACCAGGATAGAAATCACCCGGATCCCAAATGTATTCAGCCACAAACGGTTTGTCCAGTATGTTGTTGTATTCTTGTGCATTGGTCAGTGGTGTGGCCTTCACACGCCACAAGTGCGGCAACCAAGTTTGGCTGAAGCCTTCGGACGCAAAGTTGGCATCTTGGATAACATAGTATCTAGGCAAGGCCAATGGCAAGGCAGCATTTAGCGGATTGTAATCTTTCAAATTAGGCACTTCAATCACGTCGCCGTTCATGAGTTTGCGACCAAATGTGTCAATCATGTCGTTGTAGTGGAATGTGATGAACAGGGTATCAGAGTTCAAAAACAATCCAAACTGAGTCAAGTCAAAGTCCACATCCTGCACACGATACACGCCGCGCATGACGTAGATATCTGGGTCATAGATTCTGTCGCGGTTTTCCAGCAACAGCAAGTCTTGGATGTTTAGCGGACTTTGAGTATCGTATGTGGGTTGAGTGATATCATAGTTGCCTGAAAGTGCAGAGTCGTCACCACCAGTTTGAGGGCCCATGTATTTGTGAACATAGATATCCAATCCTCCCACAGTGTACATTTCACTGATGGTGCGGTCCAGAAATTGGTAATCTCTTGTGCGATTTGGGCGGTATAAACTTAGACGTGGCATAGCATATATTTATGGGCAGGTTGACCAATAATTCCTAATCTGTTATACTTTGGGAATGAAAGTAGTTCGACTAGACAACAGATTCCGACAATTCAAACAGCATGGGCATGTGATTGCTGTGCGATGTGATTCATGGCTGGGGGAAGGCACATCTTTTGAACAAATATGCAAAGCCAAACTGGGAGGCCAAGGTTACATGCCTACTAACGACTGGCATGCTTACTTTGGCAAAAACAACGGCCGCGCCAATCGTCCATTCTGGATCTCCTTCCGTAGGGAATCAGATCTTACTTTAGTACTACTTTCTGCCAACTTGACCAAATAATCAAGATCTGCTATAATACACACTTGTTCACTACAGGAGTCTGTATGAAAAAGGCAGCAAATTTTGTTGCAAAGTACTCTACTGCAAACAAGTCCAAGGCTGTACTGCCCTATGACAAAATAAAAGCCACGGAAAAATGGCTGGAGTACAGTTTGGACATTGTTGACATGAATAAAATTTTAATGACGTCAGACTTTAACACCAAATGGCAGTTAATGGAGGCGCTGGACATTGCAGAGCGCAAACGCAAATACATGTACAATCATAAAAACTTTAACCTCAAACGTGCCATGCAATTGTTTGAACTCTGTAAAGATTTAACTGCAAAATAAGTAAGGACACACATGAGTACCACATTCAAAATCAAACTGCTAAACCCCCGCAGTTCTGACACCAACATCCTGGGTATGGAGCCCACTTGGCAGATTCAGCCCACTGAGTATCGAGCCAGTAGACTGAGCAAAGCGTTCTCTTGGTACAACTATTTCTACGGCAAAAAAGATGCCCGGGACATGATTGTGAACTATTTGGAAGCACATGACCGACGGGATGATGTGCGTTTGCTGAAAGGCATTCCGGACTCAGCAATTCGACTGACCACAGGTTGGCTGTGCCGCATGACCATGGTGGGCTTGGAACTGTCGGATGCAGAACAGCTCAAACTGGAAAATCAACTGAGAGAAATACTGGACAGCAAGCAGACTGAAGTGACAGAAGTCACAGAAGAGCCCACTGTGGCCAAACCCAATATCCAGGACCGACTGCGCGAAAAAGCGTCAGAGTGCAATGGCGAACTGGACGGCATGTTTGACGAATTTATGTTGAGCGGTGCCAAAATGACCGCGGACTTCAAGCCTGTCACAATCATGCGTGGGTTAAATGTGGCACCGCAAATGATCAGCCAAATTGCTGATAACTGGAAACGCAAACTCACAGAGTTTGAAGCAGTGGCGGAGGGCAAAGATGCACAATTGGTGGAAGCATACAGTTATCTCAGCAAAATACAACTTCGCAATGTCATAAAGTTTTGCGAAGCTGTGGTCAATGACTGCGGTGCGTATGTGCAGATCAAAAAAGTGGAACGCAAGCCACGTAAAGTCAAGGCAGTGCCACCTGAGAAGCGAGCAGCCAAGTTCAAGATTCTCACAGAGTTTGCAGAACTCAAACTCAAGGGCCAACCGGCCGCAAGCCTTGTGGACAAAACAGAAGCCTGGTTGTATGACAGCAAAAAGCGCAAGCTCATTCACCTTGTGGCAGACAGCCACACACAATCATTTACAGTTAAGAACAACTCCGTCATTGGGTTCTCAACTGTGGAAACCATGCAAAAGACTCTGCGCAAGCCAGCAGAACAGCTCAAAGGCATTATAGGTGCAGGCAAACCGGCTGCCCGCAAAGCGTTCAAGGATATTAAAGCCACGGAAACTGCATGGAATGCCCGTGGCACAGAGAACTTGATCATACTCAAGAGTTGGTAAATATAGGGACACGGAGTCCCTATGGCAGAACAGCAAGACACACTTTCTCAGCTCAAGCAAAATCTCATTGAGTATGTACAGCTTCAGCTGGGCAGTCAAATCATTGATTTGGAACTAGACCCAGCACACTACGAAGCCGCGTATGCCAAAACAATTGGCACTTATCGACAGCGAGCACAAAACGCCTACGAGGAAAGCTACAGTTTTTTTACCTTGGTCAAGGACGAAAACATCTACACACTGCCGCAAGAAGTTGTGAGTGTGCGTCAATGCTTCCGCAGAACTTTTGGTGATTCCACTGGACCGTTTGCATCAAACTTTGATCCGTTTGCACAGGCATCAATAAATGTTTATTTGATGAACTTCAACGTAGCCGGCGGTCTTGCCACGTACGACTTCTACAGCCAGTACGTTGAGTTGGCAGGCCGAATGTTTGGAGCCTATTTCAATTACACATTCAATCCTGTTACCAAGAAGCTACAGTTGATCCGTGATCCAAAGAACACCGGCGAAGCTGTGCTGATTTGGACTTATAACTTGAAGCCTGAAATCAATCTTCTTAGCGACTTCCAAATCCAACAATGGATCAAAGACTACATGGTTGCCAACTGCAAAATGATCATTGGTGAAGCCCGTGAAAAGTTTGGCACCATTGCTGGACCACAGGGTGGCGGCACCCTAAATGGCACTGCCATGAAAGCCGAAGCCAAAACAGCCATGGACGAGCTGCTTGGCCAACTGGTTAATTATGTGGATGCTTCGCAGCCGTTGACTTGGGTAATTGGTTAACACTCAGTAGACAACCAGTCATAAATCTGTTATAATCATCAAATGGACGTGATGATTGACATTGAGGGCTTGGGAACAGGCCCTGACACTACTATTCTTACCATTGCCGCACAGGCATTTGATCCGTTTGGCTCTGGCTATTACGAGCAATCATACTATGCCAGGATCACCCTGGAAAGCCAAGAAACTCGTAGCATACAGCAAGGCACAATAGAGTGGTTGGCCACGCAACCTGCTGTGGTGCGAGACGAAGCCTTTGCCGAAGAAGACCGTATAC